GTCATCTAATTGGGGTGTTGGTGTTTGTGATAATACTATAGGATGGGGTTCATCTTATAAATCAATAGCTAACTGTACAGATGCTTCTTTTAGTTATTCTTCTGATAGCTTTGCGCAAAATGGAAGTAACCCTACACCTACTATAACGGGTGATGCTGGCGGTACGTTTACTGCTACACCTTCAGGGTTAAGTTTAAACGCTTCTACAGGTGAAATAACACTATCAACTTCAACTATTAATTCTTATACAATAAGATATACATTACCAGATACAACATTTGCAGAACAAACAGTAGGCATAACTGCTGCACCGTTTGCAAGTACAAGAAGCTTTTCTTTCGATGGGGTAAATGATTACTTTGATTTAGGAACAGATAGTAGTTTAGATATTTTCGGTGGTGATTTTAGTGTTTCTTTATGGTTTAATCATAGTAATTCAACTGGCGGTGCAAGAGCAATGATAGAAATAGGAGCTTCATCGTATTCTGCAAATATGGCAATTACTTTAGGATTTACAAGTAATACAGGAGTTGGATTTGCAGTAGGCACTACTTGGTTAACAAATGCTGGAACTGGTTTTAATGATGGTAATTGGCATCATATGGTTGCTACAAGAACAGGAACAACTTATAAAATTTATATTGATAATACAGATATTTCTTATATAACTGGCGGCTATTCTTACACAAATGCAAATAATATTGCAAAAGGTAATTTTGGCGGTAATTTTGGCGGTAAACTGGATGAAATAGCATTTTGGAATAGTACTTTAAGTTCAGATGCAGTAAGTGAGATTTATAATAATTCAGTTCCTAACGATTTAGATGAATTGACTAATGCTTCAGACCCTACAGTTTGGTATAGAATGGGTGAATAATAATGGCAGATTAAAAATGATTAATTAAAAAAAAATATGGCAACAGAATTTATATCGAATAGTTGGCTAATGCCAGAACAGAACAACGAAAGTAAGTTATCAAACTACAGTTTAAATTTTGACGGAAGTGGTGG